TGTTCTCAGAAAGAGACCTTACCAAATTGTACAAATCAAGACTGGCTCTCGCCTTAGAATTGTACCCCCTAACATTGAAGTATCTCTGTACTACAATGTTGTCATTAAGTGTTAACAAAAACTCTAGCTTTGTAACGTCACTTTTTTCTTTCATAATTTTCTTTTTTTGTTTTTAAATCTTCTTTTTTCTTTACGAGTAAGTTTCATAAAAGGTGTTAAAAATTCTACCCAAGCATTGTCATGTTTAGGTAGGTACTTAAAAATTCCATCACTCATCATCATCCTCATTAGGTTCTTATATCCTCTACCATCAGGGTCCAAATTTTCTCTATGGTAAAGTTCAATAGTCTCCTTTGACTCTTCAGTTAGCAATGGTTTGGACAAATCTACAAGTTTTTTGTTAATATCAAAAAATTCTTCACCAAAAACCCCTTTTCTTGTTTTACCCGATAAAAGGTTTTGTAATGCTCGATTGTCTTTGTCCGTTTTGTGTAATTCCTCAGCACGTTGTTTAATATCGTCAACAGATACCGCATTATCAACTATGTCAGGAAATAATTTAACAAATGTCTTTTCACCCATATATTGAATACCATCAATATTATCTGATTTATCACCAGATATAATTTTAAATGTTGCAATATTACTATGGGGTATTGAGATGTCTTTTAGAGGTACCAAATCTCCGTTCTTAAGAGTTATCTTCTTCATGGGTTGGTACACCTCAACATTCTCTGAGATAAGTTGTGTAAGGTCTTTATCTGAAGAGAATATGGTTTTGTACTCGTCTTCAGATATTTGACAATAGTATGCAATTAAATCATCACTTTCAGTTTCTTCTATGGATACCTGACGTATAAACATCTCCTCAAGATATGCTTGAATGCGTTGCATCTGCCATTCAAACGATTCTCTCTTAGATTCGTTTAATGTTTGTTTTCTGTTTTGTTTATAATCAGGGGAAATAAGTCGTCTTTGGGCGGAGTTATTTTCTCCATCCCAAAAGACGATTACTTTGTCATAGTTGTGTTCAGTTAAGAACCTTCTGATAGTATTAACGAAATGATAAATTCCACCAATATGTTTTCCTTCGTGATAGAATTCTCTAACACCGTGAAAACCTATTTTGAATAAATTATTTCCGTCTACTAATAATGTTTTAACCACGTTTATTGTGTTAAATGGTTACACTTCTTTTTCTTCTTCCAATTTGAAGTCACCCTCTGTTCCGATGACCTCTTTCCAATAGTCCGCCTGTTCAGACTTATACGCCTCAATAGACTTCTTTTCTTCTGTTGAATCTTTACCAGCCAAGAATCCATGAGGTGTTACGATGATTTTACCATCTTCATAACCCAAACCATTAATATGGTTTTTCATCACAGATACTTTAGTTCTGGTTGCAAACTTAACTTTTCTCTTGTCTTTAACTGCCGTTATTTTGTTGGTACCCGCATTTTTTTGATTACCAAATAAAAATACCAAAGACGAGTTTAACCAAATAGACTCACCACCCTTAGCTTTAATCTTTGGTTGCCCAAACGGATTGTCAGGTAATTCAACCCACGGTTGGTTAACAATAACCAATGTGTTTTCATATTTTGAATCCGCTCTACGAGAACCTGAAATACGTTGGTTAATACCCATACCAATCTTATCGGCTAAAGTGGCTGCGTTATGTTGTTTACCACCTTTACCTTCATAAGTCATTTTACACGGTACTGAACCTACAGAATCCCATAAAAACAACAAATCATATTCCAACTCACCTTTTGCTTGTGCATCTAATAGTTCGTTGATATAATCTGTAATTTGTTCAATGTATTCAAAATTGTTGTTAAAGATAAAGAATCCGTCCCAATCCAATTCACCCGTTTCCTCATCAACCACTTCCTCACATTCAAAACCCATAAGTTTTGCGTGTTCAAAAGACCATTTCTGTTCTGTGATGATAAACACAGGTAACATACCTCTTCGTTGAGCATCAACCGCAGTCTTTACCAACGCAGTAGTTTTACCCGTATCTGAATGACCTAAGAACATATTTAAATGTCCAATTGCAGGACCAGGAACACCAACAGCATCCAAGAACTGTTCACCCAAATCAAAGAATCTTTGGGGTTTGTATTTTGCAGAAGTTGAGAACTTCTTTTTAATACTACTAAAATCTTTTTTCTTAATTGCCATAATCTTTACATTATAAAGATGGTGCAGACATTGCCTGCACCATCATGTTAACTTTCTTTAGAATGGTAGGTCGTCATCTACCTCAGCCGTATCTTGTGGGTCTACTGTATCTTCAGTTGTTGAAGATGAACCTCCGATAGACATTTCTGATTCCTCACCATAAACATATTTTTTCAACTCTGAATCCCAAACAGGTGTCTCACCTCTTGAGATTGCTTCCAAATACTCAACAGGTTTTTGAGCATATACGTCTTGCCAAGTAAGTTCGTCTTCAACCCACTCTTTCATTTGACCTGCGTCTTCATGAATTGCACATGGGTCGTCATACATAACTGTTTGAACTACAGTGTACTCAATACCTTTTGGAGTTTTTGCTTTAGCCAACTCGATAATCAAATCTCTACCTTCGTTAGCATCGGTTACGTCACCTTTAGCCTTCCAAATAGGGATAATTTTATCCAAGATACCTTCTTGCTTGTAGTTGTCTTTGAATCTCCAAAACTTAGGTCCGTGGTCTTCATTTTCACGGTCAATAAGTTTTACAATGTAGAATTTACGTGGACGGTATTGACGAGCCAAGTCCTTGTCTGACTCTTTACCTGTTGACATCAACTCTTCATATACCTCAGTAAGTGGAGAGCGTTCACCGTCATTTTTACCTGGGTCGTAGAGTTTAGTCCACTTACCATCAATTTGTACCTCGTGGTACCACACCTCTTTAAATGGAGATGAACCGTCTGATGTAGGTAGAATACGAACTCTTTTCTGACCTGATTTAGTACCTTTAGGTAGGTACGTTGTGAAATAACGTTTTAGTCGGTCTTCTTGAGACATCGACTGATTACCACCACTATTTTTAGTAGTGTTTTTTTCGTACTGTGCCAGTACTGCGTCTAATGCATTTGCCATAGTTTCTCTTTTTTACTCTTTTTAATTTATTTCTTATTTACTCTCTTTTAAATATAACACATAAGGTGATTTAGTCAAATGGTTATAAAATAAAAAAGACCACGAATTGTGGTCTTATTATAGTCTATATTTTTTGGTTTGTCAATTACATTCCTTCATCTTCAAATGGTGTGTCGAAAGATTTTTTAATCTCACCATCACTATAGTTTTCAACTTCATCAGAAGTTAAAACATATTCATTTTTACCTGTTTTTTCCATTTCAACTTCTTTGTCTGAAAAGAAATCAGTTAATTTTTGATTGTATGGGTAACTGTCTAAACTTCTTAATTGTAATTTTTCTTCAGGAGATTTTTGACGGTATTTTTCAACCTTATGTTCCAAATCATTAATCTTTTGTAAAATTTGGTCCATATCTTCTAACTTACTTGTTAAGTCGTTTAATCTATCCATCATAGTCTCCATATACTCTTCTTGCTTTGAAGACATATCTTTTTGTGTAGTTACCAAATCAGTGATATCTAATTCTTCAGTACCCTCATCAGATGAAACTTCATCAGGTAATACTTCATCACCACCTTCCATACCTGGTTCATCAACAACCTCAACATCTGGGTCTGTTTCAACATCTACAGGTTGTGGTTCGCCCATTTCATCACCAGCAGGTGCTTCATCATCACCACCTAAATCTAATGCTGAGTCAGATGCAGGGTCTACAGGTTCTTCTTGTTCAAGAATATACTTATTGATTCTTTTATAAGACTCAATTTCTTTTAATATTTTTTTATCTACTGACATAATAATTCTTTTTAACCGTTTAAAAGAGTTTTTACCCCTTGTGGTGTTTCAACCTTAAGAGTTCTGTTTAATTTCATTGTGTTATCTACTCTTTCAATAAGGCCGTCTTTCATTCTAACAGTGTAACAATCACCTGTGTCTAAGTCACAAACTTCTTTGTAACCATTACCCGAATCTCTTTCAGTAATTCTAGTGTCTTTTGACAAATACTGGTCTAATAATGATTTTGTATTCATAATCTTTTTATTAATAAATATACGTTAATTAGTGTTTTTCTAATTTTTAACTGTTATCCCACGCGTTTATCTTTCTACCAAACATATCATATCCCTTATCAAATGTTTTTTTGGATTCAGAATTTTTAGAAATTTCACCGTCAATAGTCGCAATTATGGAGTCATCAATATTTTGACTCGCGTTTAATTGTTTATCTAATTTTGTAAACCTAAGTGTATAATACCATATGTAAGTAAATGATTTTGCCAAGTCACCATTTATAGATGTGTTGGCTAAAAATGCCTGTATAATGTTTTCATACTGACTACATATATCATTCATAAATTTAACAGAATCTGACAAACTATCAAAGGCCAAATATGGAATGTCAAATCCATTATCCTTAACACATGTTTGTTTTTTAAAGTCTACTGTCCATCTATCGTTTTCTTTTATATTCTTAAGATTAAAGAAGTTATTGTTGAAAGCAGTTAAGTTTTGTCCCGCACCTGTTTCAACATAACCAACACCAAAAATATATTTCTTAACATTTTCAGATAATGAAATATTGTTAATCGCAGCTTTAAACGTTGAACTGTTAATTGTTGATTTCTTATTTTTTTCGTATGGTTTATCTAACTTTTGTTGGGCAATACACTTATTATCTTCACCCTGTTTTTTATTATTAGTTGAAGTTGTACTGTTTTTAATATTGTCACTTCTTTTTACCTCACTCTCAGTTAGTCTACTATTTGTTGATGCCAACCTTCTAACGTCTGAAAGATAATTTTGTACTAAATCCACATTCACACTAGAAACCAAACTATCTGGTAACTGTAAAGAGTATTTTGTTGCCCTTACACCTTCAAATGTTGTACTAAAATCTCTAGTTGTAATATCGTGATTAACACTTGTAATCAAATATGGACCATAGAACATCGGTACATACCTAAGATTAAAGTACATTGTTGGTTGAATCATAGCATTACCCATAGAGCTTACCGTACAGTTGTAACTTGAATTTTTATAGAAGTTATATAAACTGGCTGTCTGCTGAGCAACTTTCATACCGTCACCCATCGCACCTAACCCAGCTAAAATTTCAAAGGTTGGTGCAATATTTTTTCTTTGTGACATATCAATAGAAATTGATTTAAACATGTTTTGGTTTCTAACACCAAAATCCACATTAAATGCCACAACTTTATTTCTATTTGAGAAGTTGTCCACTCCGTCAAGTGACGACCTTAAAGGGTTATTAGTTGATTTTGAAATATCAAACGCATCATCTTGATATAAGTAATTTTCATTTTCAGGTGATGTATTAATTTTCTCAGATACTTTACCAACATAGATTGCTAAGAACTTTGGTTCGGAACCGTGAGTGTCTACCTCTAAGAATGTACCAAACGCATTGTTCGCTATATCACTATATGATGGGTCAGGCATACCCTCTTTTACCCTTTCGTTTCTACCAAAGAAGTTTGCATATGTTGGTGTCGGCATAAAGACAAAGTTATTGTCTTCTAATATTGAACCCATCAGGTTTAATACACTATCAGTTGCAGTGTAACCTTTTAATGTTTCTCTTAATTTTTCAATATTAATAATTACCTTGTCACCTATCGGTCTGTTACCACTATCTAAGAATAAGAATTGTTCAAATAATGTTTTACCTTTAACGTCTTGACCTGATATCCATCTATCGTTCATATTTTTGAACACCGTCCAAATTTCATTCTTATTAGTATTACCGTCAAGTTTCGATACTCTTACCTCTTTTTTACTTTCCTCAACCGATGGTAATCGTCTATTAAGGTTAGAGAATATTTGATTTAACATATTATACTGATTCAATTGATTTTGATTCATAAAAGATTCAAAATCTTGTAGGAACAGTCCTCTTGTTAAATTGTTATCATTATACTTTTTACTGGCATAAACTTTTATCAACCTACTTAAGTCAATAACATTTGATTCAGTAAACTCCACATTAAACTCAGGGAAAAAATCAGTAATATATGAACCACCGTCACTATACTTTAGACCGTCTTCCACATATTCACCAACATACAAATATAACGCCTCCCACGCTTCAGGGTGATTTGTTTGACTCGTTAATAATGTTACACCGTTCGCAGCAGTCGGTACCGTGTTTTCTACATACGGTCCGAATTTAATTTTATCAACAGGTATGAAATCTTCATTAGATGAAAAAGAATCAAATACCCTACGGTCAAACTGACCAGGATTACCAATCTTTAATATCACCTCCTTATTTAAAAACTCATTTGATTTAGTCACAAATCTTTGAGTTTGAGCTTCAGTTATGTTTTTAACAAGATTATTCTCACCACCAGAAGTGTTTTGTGATAACGTAATATTAGTATTTTTTTGAACAAATAATAACGTTTTCATCACTCTTTCAATGTTATCATCGTAACTAACATTAAATTCACCCAAGTAGTTGTCGTTATTAATCTTTGATGGGTTAGGGACTATATCCTCAAAATCTTTTTCTTTCTTACAGAAATTTAAGAAGTGTTTTTCAAAATCGTCCAACATCTCTTTTGAAAATATAGAGAATATTTCCTCAACGGATTTATAGTTTTTATCACTATCTTTATTGATTAAGTTAAACGCGTTTTGTTGTTCTTCTGAACTATCGATAACTTTGATGTATTCGTTTGTGTTTGGTTTTCTAACCCACTGATTGTTAAAATATCCGTAGTTAGGTGCTCCCCATAATGACCTTACATTACCGTTTTGAACTGACGGATTACCTTCAATATCTTGTGTTAGTTTACCGTTGTTGTCTAAACACTCTTTGATTGATTGATTAAACTTTTGGAAACCAGTAGAAGGGATAACCAAAATAGAATTGTTCGAATCAGTATCAAACGCCTTGTTTCCATCAATATCAAAATATTGGAACCAACTTTGGTATTCTAAATGTCTTGTAGGGTTGGCTTCGTCATATCCTGCAAACAATCTGCTTTCATTTAAATGACCTGATTTAAATCCACCGTTGGTGTACATACCATCTAATTCGGTATTGTCATAGTTAACCAATACCTCTTCACCAGTAAAAAACCTATAAGTGTTGTTAATAACTTTAGGATAAAAACCATTATTTAATGATAATATCTGACCACTAACTGTAGTTTTTAAATCTTCAGGAACATAGTCATATGAACCACCATTTAGGTTTTGAACTTCATATACTTTATTGATATTACCATTGATAGGGTCATAAGCATCAACATAATCAAAATCTTCCCATAAACCATCCAATATATCACCATTACCTAACTTATCCTCTTTGTATCTGTGCCATATAGAACCGTACTTCAATATCCACGGATATGGGATTTTATGAATTGCCGAGAATTTACTTAAACCCGCATAGATGTAATTACTCCAATCATTAGAAGCCACACCCTCATCTGAAATATTTTTAGTTAAAAATTTCTCACTCAGTGTAGGTAGTGGTAATGAGTTTAAATACATATATCCTAAACCAACATACGGGTTTTGTACCCCATCTCTCTCATTATCAACACCTTTAATAAATGAATTTACAAAATACGGGGTATTCAATAATGATGTGGTCTGTGTTGGTGTTATCTTATTATAGACAGTATTATAGTTAGTACCATAATCTAAGGTACCTTCGGTTAAATAAAAATCTTTGTTTTCCCTTCCATCATAATATTGTGCAATCTGTTGGTTATTACCATAAACTGTAGAGTAACTATTATTACTTGTTACTTGATTAGGGGCAGATGGGAAATTTGTAATAAAATCAAAATAGGTTAATAATCTATCAGTAAACACACTGTCCTTTTCGATTTCATCATCAAATGTTGCCAATGTTTTCTTTAGAACATTAAAGTTCATAATTTCAGTAGTATCATTAGCACCATTAACCGTACCCACCGATGTACCGTCAGCCAAATTCTTTTTTAACCAACTTAGATTGGTGAACGGAAAAACATCTAAGAATGTAACATCGTTAGATGAAGTACCACTAATATACTCTTCCAACTGTTGAACAGATTTTTCAGACGAAGGGATTACTGATACTGAATCTGATAAAATATTATCTATTGAGTATATACCGTAGTCTGTCTCAATAAAATTATTGATATATGGTTGAGTAAAGATGTCTCTCGATTTTCTTGAATAGTAACTACCCTGACCATTATTTGATATTGACGATAAGTAATTGTTAAAACTGTTTACATTAAACTTATATTCTTTGAATATCTTCGTTAGTTTAGGACTACCTTTTAACCCTTCTTGAATGTTTAACGACTCAAAATCGGCAAATACATTATACAACGACTTTCTAAAATTATTATTCCTAATAATTTTGTTGTAGTTGGTATTCAAATAAGTTCTTTCAAAAATTTCATAGAAAAATGAAACGTATTCCTTATTTGAATATGGTGTACTATCGAATGGGAATTCAATGGCGTTTGAGCTTATATAATTAGTTAGTTGTGTTTCATTTTCATAGTTAACACTAACCACAGGCTTATCCTTCTCTAAAGATGCTTTAATATATTCTTCAACAAATTCTATTTCAGGCCATAACTGATAGTTCCATCCATCAATAGAACTCGCAATTGATGGTTGTCCTGGATATTTTATTTCATATTTACTGTCACCATTTTCATCAATAACCTCTTCAAAATATTGAGGCCAAGGATAAACTATCGATTTGTTTT